TTTTCCTCTTGTGCTATTTACTCCTATATCAAAATAGCATCCAAAACCACAAGACTGACACGGTTGAGAGGGAAGTAAAACACCTCCTAACAACTCACGAGTATTAATGCCATCAGAGTACCAACCATCGGGAGCGACAATTGTAAGCAGTGAGTTTAAGTAGATAGACGTTGAGTCAAGTAATGAGCTTCCGTCTAAAAAGTATGGTAATGGTGTAGGCATAGTATTTTATAATGTGCATCCGCAAGAGCTTATAACTGTAAACTCTAAATTAATGCTTGGGTCAACCGGAACAGTTAATGCTTCTGCACAATATGTAATTGTTGTATTGGCAGGAACAGTTATAACAGGCGTTAGACCGGAGCAATTTTTATGACTAAAATTTATTGCTGATGCAGTTGGGTTAGTAACTTGCCAAGTATAACATCCATCTCCACGACAACATCCACATTCACTTGTTAGGTTGACATTTACATCACCTATTACCACGGTTGGGACGTCGCCAAATGGAACGCAAGCATTTGCTATATCATTGCCAACGATTGTATCGGTAACTAATAGTCCTGTATCGCAATCGATATATCTAACAGCACCCGCCTGATCTTTTAAAGTCCATACTGTATACTGTTGACAAGGCTCAGGACAACCTGCACAATCACATTCTTCAAATTCTATTGACACATCTCCTGCAGTTATGTAATATTGAGCATTAACAATACATAGAGTCACGATTTCGCCCGGGTCTAATGTAACTGTAATTTCTTCTCCAATATCACATAGCCCATCTGGCAAATACACGTCAGCAGTTTCCGTGCCTGAGTTATTTGTAAAAGTATATGAGATACATGCTGCAACACAAGGAGTACAGTCGCAGCATAAGTTAAGTAAGGATACCTCATCACCTGTAGCTGAATAGCATAGGTTTGAAACTTTTGAGTTTCTCAAATCCCAAATCAAATATAAATAATCTCCTGCACTATTTGGAGGAACAGTAAATGAAGTTTCATATTGAGTTGGGCCACCTGAAATTGGGGAAGCTAATAAACTTACAGATATTAAAGTATTAATATCAACCGGTGTATTATCGTAAAAAACGCTTGTTCTTAGATACTTAAAATTATTCTCAAGAGGGTTGAAGTTGTATGTATCAGGAATAATTTTGTTTGTTCCTATTGTCAATATACTACCTTCAGTAGGTATTGCTCCCGTTCCGGCAGCTCCTGTGGTAATATTATATCTTGACACTACAGGATTTGTTCCCGCCTGAAACAACACGGCGCTTGTTTGAAGCGGTCCAACATAAGCACCATCAACGTATCTATATTGCGTGTGTATAGTATTGCCTGAGTTTTGATCGCTTGTAATGACAACCTCAACTACATTAAGTATTTCAGGAATAGGACAGCTTACAGACACAGATAATACAACATCGCCATCAAACACATTGATAACCACATTAGCGGTAGTCACTGTTATTGAGTCTTTAATAAAAGTAATAGACCCGCTACTGCTTATTACGCCCGAGGGGTACGTGTTACCGTCATAAACAACACCAATAGTAAAAGTTGCCCCGGGGTCGATGGTTAGAACGGTCCAAGTGACGGTAACATCTCCAACTGCAGACCCTAACTCAACACAGTAGTCTGCAAGAGCACCCGTTCCTGAAAATGTTTGAGATACACCACATGCCAAGCATGTAATAATACTAGGAAGTTCTCTATCGTTAGTAGACAATACGTACTCATTCATGTAAGGATCATATCCTCCAAGTTTTTGATTGCCAAAAGAAACAATGAACTCATCTCTAAACCACGTTCTCATATTGGCTTCTGATATAACAGCCAATTGATCTTGTTGCATTGAGTCTCCTTTGATTTGAATTACTGCACCACGTTTAACGTCGGTGAAGAATCTATCATAACCCCATTGAACATAGCTCTCAGGGTTAAAGCTAATACCGTATTTTTCTACACGAGCAATCTGTGTTCCTAACACTTCAGGCACGGTAGTAAGCGCACTACCTGCGCCAGCATCCGAGAGCAAATTCTTTCCTGCTAATACGTATGAGATTTTATCTTCTTGAAGAACAAGCACATCGGTCTCTCTTCCGTCTAATATCTGAACATCACCAAATGATGTCTCTAAGTTTTTGAAATTCAAAAGACCCATGTTAAACTCGTTGAGTTTATTTACATTAGTCTCTTGGTTATACACACCGCTATAAGTTATATCAGCAAATCTTCTTGCTTCTTTATAGTCTTGAGCAGATACTGAGGTAACCCTCTCTCCTAAATTAAAAGTTCTTCCAATTAAAGAGTCTCTAACCTTATAGCTTTCTGCTCCATTACCAAACGAAAAACAATTGAAGAATCCCGTATCAAACTCACCGGCAATACCACCTGCAATATTTTGATCTATATCTCCTGCGATACCACCCGATAGATGATTTCCTAAATTGTCAATAGGAAATGACAAGCTATTTTCAAAAAAGATATCAGGTAAGGTGTCTGTTGGAAATGTTTCAAATATCATTAAGGCATTTGCACGATATACGGTAATCTTAGTGGTAATTGACGAGCGTCTCTTGTCAGCACCTGTAGTACCTGTACATCTTTGAGCTCCTGTAATATTAAGATACAATCTATTATTTGAAAGATCTCTATCAAATTGATAGTAGTTAGTGCAATTGCTACCGGAAGGAGTGCCTAATGATGATATAAAAACATTATTTATTGCACATTCTCCATCACCTACATCTTGAGTCCCACTATTTAAAACAGACTGCACGTTATCTCCAATCCACCAATCATACATATTAGCATAATCAGCAGTAGACACAAGGGTTACAGTATTATCATATATTCTTCTTTCACATTTTTTATTTCCATCTCCTGTCCCTCGTCGTGTAAAGTTAAAAGTCATTACAATAGTACTCCCTGCAGGTACGGTGTAGTCGACGTAAGAAGATCCTACTAAAGTATTCATTGGATACTCCTGCAATGGATAGTCACCACCGGTATTTTCATTGGTAGTAATTGACCCCGGATTTATTACTGCATCAGCAGGCAGGTTTGCCTCAAACCCCTCAGGCTTCATCTTCATATAAACACCTGCCGGAGGGACAACACCTGTTGTTGTTATAATAAATCCTGACTGCTCTGCTTCTTTTTCAAGAACTGTAGCATAAGTACAGGTTAATAACGGCCCACTTGTATCTCTCTTTACAATATATCTATCACCTATTTCAACTTTACGCATATTCTCACCTTGAAGAAGGAAGTATACGTCATCAGTTCCAAACTGTTTAAAAAATAAACTTGTATAAATAGTTTCATAACCCTCTGCATCAGCCTTACACACAAACTTAAATCGTTTAGCCCAAGCCGGTGCTCTTTGTGAGGTAGGTATTGTAACTCTAATTGAATTTTTATTTACCGAGTTCATACAAGCAACGTGCTCTGTATTAAATGGACTAACTAAAGCGGTAGTCGACCTATTAAACTCATCCATATATACCATAGCAATCTCATAGTCTCTATTGCTGTGAAGACTGCGTGGTGCTCCTGCTTTTTCAAAATAAGCCTCTACATCTGTCATGAAGAAATAAGCACATACCTCATCGGTTATAGCTAATGGGTTATCTACATACTTCATAGCTACCAACTGAATACTAAACCATGTATTAGCAGGAGCTACCTCAAGTAAAGCAAGGGGTTCATCTGGACCTGTTATTCCACTTTCATACTTAACATATACCACACTTGTCGTAGTATTTAAAATAGTATTTTCAATAGAGCAGTTAAAGGCATCGGTAAAAGTAATCCCATCACAAGATGTTTGGTCTCCTAATATTGGTGAGTATACAGGCAATATATTAGTAGCCGTTCCTATAGCATTTTGAAACTCAGAACTTGTTACCATTGCATAGACAGATGGATAGTCAATAGCAAGGGTAAATGAAAATGTTAAAGAGGTTGGTGGCTGAGATGGGTTAGGTGAAAAAGGTAAATATGTACCCGTTGCAGGATTTATAACAACCCCGTCAAAAGTAATTTCAATTGTAATAGAAGCACCTGCAACTAAATCAAATCCCGTCAAGTCAATTCTTACTGCTGTATTTGCTAATGTCTGATTTGGTGTTTGAATAGTATAAGTATCTCCTGTAAAGAGAGTAGTTTCTATAATTTCAAATCCATATTCTTCTGAAATAAGCGTGGTGCTATATTCTAAATTTGTAGGACTTCCAAGGAAATCAATCAAATCATATCCCTCAATGTAATTACCATACATCAAGCGGTTACCCATAATAGTTTGTGCCTTAGCAAAGCGAGGCACGTTATCAAACAATCTTAATATCTCACCATCAGTTAAGACTGTAAAAATCTTACTGCTATTAAATGTAGTTGATCGAGTAGTATTATCACCTATTCCTAATAATGCCTTATCAAATTTTTCAATTACCTTAATGATATTATTATTCGCTTGTTTAAACAACAAGTCGATACCAACAACAAGAGGTCCTCCTGTTTCGTATGTAACAATAGCTGCATTGTACTCATTGATCATCCCCTCATTTAAGTAGCTATTAACGCTGAACGCAAAGGTGTCAGGTAAAAAAGCTATCTCAGACCATTGAGATGTAGCAGAGTATTCTCCATTAGCATACTTGTATCTATATGCAAAACAGATAAAACGCTCTTCAAGATAATTGTTTTCATTACCTTGAGTGATTAGCACAACAGTCGGAGACTGCACAGGAGGCTTCTTAATTACAAGAATAGCTTCTCTTAGTAGCGCAGGGTTGCCACCATAGTCAATGTTACCTGCATCGGGCTGTAAATAGTTTTTAGTAACATCTATAAACCTTGGTGGATTATAATTGTCTGTAAAAAACAAAAGATCACCAACCTTATTTACACTTGGAATAAGATATGTTGGATTAAAATTTAATGTTGTATCACTTCCATTACCATCATCAATACTTGTTATGTGATAGGTAAGAGTATTATTTAATATATTAAACGAGACGATAAGATCGAGCTTACCTGTACCTCCTAATGGAAAATTTGAATCATGAACAAACCAATAGATAGTATCATTAGCAGTATCAGCAAACGCACCAATACATAAAGCATCTATGCTAAGCTCATCTCCTGTAACAACATACAATAAGTCGGTTAGTACCGTATTACCTTTTGTATTTTCAATGACACCAATTTCTGAGTTCTCAGTAGAACCCATGCGGACATTCATCGCGTCAATATACTCACCATCAGGAACAATACGTTCATCGTACGTTTTGTTCATTCTGCCCGAAGTGAAAGTCCTTGTAAAATTTGCCATCTTATTTTATCATCTTGTCCATACCACGTAAGTTCATAAGCAATCTGCCCGGATGAATGTTACTCATTCTAATCTTAGCATTTGCAAGCAAGGCTCTTCTCTCTTTTTTTGCTCGTTCAACTACATACTCTTGAACGCCAAACTTAGAAGTTAATATCTCGTATTTTATTGCAGCGTAAATATACTGCTCAAAAAGTTTGTTCACTGAAATAAGTGAGTTGTCACCATTCTCCATTCCATCAGACACATACTCGATGATGCAACTCTCATTTGACATAGATGAGTCAAAGTTAATAACCCCCGCTTTCTTATTGATATTAAAGGTGGGGTTGAAGTTAGCTGTCTCTGTATTTAATCCGTAGGCTGCGCCTATCTGATAATCAAAATACCAATTGCCATCAAAGTTATATCCCCAAGATCCATTATACTGATGCCCTTGATTAAGATAGATACTCTTCTTAGTTCCAAAAAGTCTGTCGTAGTCAATGTTTGAGTACTGAGGTTCAAGTACATTACCGTTAATATCAAAAAGAATATTTCCGCTATTGTCTTGGAGATATGCTGATGATGAAAGAGATTGAATATTCTCACTCAAAGGACGCAACCACCCATCTTTATACATAGAGATGCGAACCCAATTGACAAAATCAGAGGGTAGAACAAATCTTAACGAGTCAGTAACCGTAAGCTCTAATACCTTAATCTCTTTGAAGGCATCGTAGTTCAGCTCTTGAATAGCACGCTTAGCATGAAACAAGACCTTGTAACGCTCTCCGTTATTCACAAGAGATTGATTACCTGAATACATCAACAAAAAATTATTGACGATATCATATAGGCTTACATATTGGTACGATCCCCAATTAGCATCTTGTGGATTGTTACCATTGTTTTCGTAGTATTGGTATTGTGAAATATAAGCCATGTTTATTGTTGTTGATTAAGTGCAGACTTATCTTGTGATTGCTGAGCTATAGCAAACTGAGCAACTGTAGTTTCTCTAATTGAGATACCGCAGTACTGAAGTATCTTCATAGCCAACTTGTACTCATCTTCAAGAGGCAACTCAAAATCTTGGTAGTCAGGTTGTGATTGGTCAAATGCCGGTTCACCACCTGCAAGTAATATATATGTCCACTTGGGATTTTTTGGGTATCTAAAATAATTTGCCCTTACGTTTCCATATTGAGCATCTCTTTTTGGATGCGGAATAAGTGAACTTCCCGATAGTGTATATGCAGGAAACATCTGCGATGGAGCAGTGAGAAGAGAAAAGTTAAGCCTTTGTATATTTCCGTCTGTCACCTTCTCAGCTTCAGATATATTTGTTGATGAGTATATAGCGTAATCCTCTCCAATATTTAAAAAAATATCACTACTCAATGCAAGTGTATCAATAGTTAAAACAGCTTCAACAACAGCATTAGTGAATGTAGTCAAGTTAACTATAATATCACCGGGCAAAACTCCTATTGTAAAAAAGTCTGCAGTAGTATCTATAAGTTGAAATGGTACTATAGAAGTATTAGTTCCATCATATCTCATCTCATTATAATAAGACACTCGGCTAAACATAAAACCAAAATTGCCTGTAGTTATGTTAGAAGGTATTTGAAACTGATTGCTGTTACTTCCACTTGGATAAGTCATTGGAATTAAAAAGTCCGACACTAAAAAATACTCTATCACCTCAGCAATAGGCTTTGAAAGATTGGCATAATCACTACCCGCTAATCTTCTATTCTCAAGATTTATAATCTTATTGTAATTGTTGTAGTACTCTTCATACAATTCCATCTGAGCTTGCTGTGCAAACAGATTAAAATCAGAAGGAGAGATGTACCCGTAGTTATTCTTATTCAGTACAGATAGAACCGTGTTTCTTACTGAGTTGATCATCGTTACTTTTTTACAAATATAGTGAAAAAAACAAGGGCCCGAGAGCCCTTATCTTTCATCATAAATCACATCAAACCAAAATCAACTTTCTAATAACATGTCTAACATTTTCAATCCATCAATACCCTCATCGCTTGTTAGGTATGCGAGAGCAGTTTCAAATGGATCGCTGTTAAATGGTATTGTACACATCTTCTTTTTATTCGTCTGTGTATTGTACCACAATTCTTTATTGTTACCTCTTACTCCAATCCATCCATTCTCAAAGAATGTTCTAACCTTAGCCTGAAACTTTAACTCAGGATCATTGATAGAATCTAAAAACTCTACGGGATATCTCTTAGCAAATACTAAGATGTCTCTTTTAAGTTCAGCAGTAGATACGGTAGATGGGTCTATGCCAAATAGCACTCGTGAAATCATTTCAATTTGACTAACATCAAGAGAACGTGCCTCTATCAATGCGTCAACTTCAAGGTTAAGATCCTTTACTTCTTGTGAAGCATCTTTCTCTTTATCCAACTCAGCGAATATAATTCCATTGTGAGGGTGATAGTGAAGAAGTTTTTGTAGAACAGGATTTGTTTTTGGAACGTATAACATTCCGTCTTCAAAGACAATTGGTTCTAAGATGGCAGTTCCATCTTGCTCGTCTTCAAATGGTGAGTTTTGATTAGTTGCATATCGCAACACTCGGTTGATTCCTTTCTCTTCATCAAACCACATGAGTGGAGCTCTTGGGTTATTTCTTGATAATAACGTATAAGAAAGGGGAGAGCCTTTTAAAAGCCTGTAAACTTTGTCCGTAAGGACTGTTGGTTTTGCCATTTTTTTTAGATTTAATTTAATTTAAGATTAAAAGGAAGTGTCCGTATGGACACCTCCTTTTTAATTTGAAGAATAAGATTATCCGAAGCGGAATAAGAAGAAGTTGTTAGCTCCTAAAGTACAGATGCAACGCTCAGATAAGAACTGAACCTCCATCGCATCAAGGTCACTTGTTTGAGCACCTCCCGCAGAACCTGTGATCCACGTCTTGTAACGACGATCTTCAGCTTCGCTTTGACGGTAACGTACGTGCAAGAAAGGACGCTTAGCGTTCTTACCCATGATTTGGTCATACACTGAGGTAGAACCTGCAGGTACTAATAAACCATTGATTGTTCCTGTAGCAGTAGTTATTGCACCTGCTGTAGATACAAGTCCTCCACGCATTGTTGGATCATTCAAGTATTTCCAATCAGACTTGTAGAAGTCATAACCACGACGGAAACCGCTGAA